CAGTAAGCCCCTACAGACTGTGTGGCGAGGTCAAAGTGGTCAACCAGTGTGCCCGTGTACAAGTTGTCCTGAACGCGGTAGGCGAGGTCTGTAGCGACTCTGGTGAGATTGTAATCATAGAACGCAACATGCTCCATAATGCCCACAATGGCGTTGACAGACTCCGCAAGTTCAATCTGTACCGTATGTGTCGAACTAGAAGCTGTAAACGTGTAGGACGGAATGGTCGAACCCACAGTCGTGCTCGAAAGAGTGACCGAAGAACCGTTACCAATACCGTTCACAGCGAAACGGTAAATGTTGCCCGGCACAGCAGCCGTCATCAGAATTGCTTTACCACTGATGATGTACTGACGACCAGCAGTCAAGTTGGTATAGGTCTTCTCAATACCATAATTGCCGATTGGATAGTTACCTGTGGCACTGGTCGATGTTGCTTTCCGCTGAATACCAGTCTCAGGAATCAACGCCGGTATCGAAGTATGCACAATTTCAAACGTCGAATGCCCGTGCGACCCGAAGTTTGCCCAGCCGTCGAGTGGCAGGTCTGGTGGTGTGATATATCCTGAAGCGCTCGAGGACAGCACCGATGTCGATCCTGCGGCCGCAGCTGTCGCATTGACGGCACCAACCTTGGCATAAACGGTTGACCCGTAACTAAGCCCAGTAATTTTGTAGGTTGTTGCTGTTGAACCGGTGCTGATTGTTGTGGATCCGGTGAAGTCGGCATTGTATGACCAGATGATGTTGTAACTGGTGACGGCGCTTCCACCGTTGTCTGACGGTGCCGTCCATGCAACATCCACAGCGTTCTCAAGCGCAGCCTGCACAACACTCAACGCTGTTGGTGAGTTTGGAACCTGAAAGTAATCGACTCGTCCCGAAAGTTTTCCCCACGTACCACCAGCAGGGTCTGTCGTACCCGTTGCCCCATTGTCACGACCGAAGTAGAATCCTGACGAACCGTTCTCGTCAATGGTGACAACTTGATTGCCACCATTCAGATAAATACCGTTGAGCGTTTTATACCCTGATGCGTTCGCCGAACTGTCCGAAGCAATGGTATAGAAGCTGGTGTATTGCGAACCGATACCGATACGAAGCTGTCGAGAACCACCACGGCCAGCCCAGTAAACCTGAACACTCGACACAAGAATGGGTTTATTGCCTAGTGAGTCAACACGGCCAGTAGTCGGCAACGGCACACCGTTCGCAGCACTAGTCGAATACACCTTTGAATTGGCACTCCACGACAAAGTGATATCAGGTGTTGCACCACCAGCAAAGCTCAGTAAAGTCATTGTTTCCCCTAGAAGTTATCCACGACAGTGTTTTGATTGATATCTGGCACGTTGATATCTGTGATGGCGTACGGTTCCAGCGTGGCAATACGTTCTTCCCAGCGCTCATAACCTGCAGTAGTTGTCACACCCGGCACCGTAATGTTCGAGTGCGCCTGAATAGCGTCTACTGCGGTGATGCTGACGTAAGTGTCGATAGCGAATGTGGTCGTATTCAGAACGTATGCAGAATTGATGTCGGCAATAGTTCCCAGATACACCGACCCTTCATCGGGTGTTGCGAACTGCGTTGAGTACACCTGAACCGGCATGCGCGGTGACAGAGTTGCCACAACGGCCGGATCGAGTGAGTTATACAGCACAATCGTTGCCAGCCCGACGTTCACCGAATCAAGTCCCAGAACACCGACAGTTCCGCCGCGCTGAATCTGCACCTCATTACCAGCCGACAGAATCTCCGTCCACACCAAAGTCGACTTATTCTGCACACGAATACGCAGATAGTCATAGGGAACAGTCGAATAAGTCAACGCGCACCCAGACGTTGAGCATCCTGAACAGCCTTCATAACCGTACGGCCAACAGTTGCGGTAGGAGTTATGCCCGTCACGTTGACAGTCACCGGAGACTTTGATGTTGAGCCGGTGCGCCCTTGCGGTGTCGGCCGCGGACCAACAGGAATAGGCACATCAAAGTTCGGGCTAGAACCACCGCTAAAGTTCTTGATCCACGCTTTACCGCCCGGTGTGCTAAACCAGTCACCAATCGCTTTCAGTGCGCTGTAAACGCCTTGCAAGCCTTTCCCGACGTTGACCGCCGACTGAGCCAGAAACGCCATAGTCGCTGCAAAGTCTTTGACCGCTTGCGCACCTTCAGGCGATGCAATCCATGTACCAAAGTCCTCAAGTTGTTTGGTCAGGTCTTTGATTGCCTTCTTGCCCTCGACCGAGTCCAGCCAGGCAGCCATCTTGTTCGCAATATCATCAACGGCTGGCAACAGAGCCAGAGACATCGTTTCCACAACGTTTTCAAAGCGTGCGTTCATCTTGTCGGTTGCGGATGCGGTCGCAGCTGCAGTCCCACCAACCTGCGTTTCGATGGCACCGAGTATGAGTTCTTGTGCTTTGAGCAACTTGCCAGACTCGACGAGAGCCTTGATTTTCTTTTTCTCGGCATCGGTAAAGGTGACACCAGCCTTGCGTAGTGCTGTAAGGCCTTTGATGGGGTCTTGGAGCGCCTTACCGAGTTGTTTGGCGTTACTCTCTGCATCACCAAATCCTGCGGCGGCTAAGTCGATTGCGGCGATTGTTGCCCGGTCGAATGCCCCACCCGTTGTGTCGGCTGTTTTCGCTAATTGTTTGAATGTGAGCAGGATGGCTTCGGCGGATCGCACCAACTCGTCATCGACACCGGTGGCAAATGAGATGGCTTCTGCATATTCGGAAAGTCGCTCAGTGACGTTCTTTGTGTTGTCCCCGAATAAGCCCATCTGTTTGGCGATGTTTTCGAGTCGGAGTTCGGACTTTCGGGCTTCCTCGCCCATCTTGATAAAGTTCGGCAGGAACGCAAATAACGCCCCGGCGAGTGCGGTGATTGCACCGAACGCCAGGCTCATGCCCGTCTTGAGTACCGAGCCGAATGTGAGGGCTGACTTGCCAGCCTTTTGTAGGTTGTTTGAGAAGTTCTTGGTTTGCGCCACCAAAGTGACGATCATATTTCCGCGAGCCATTATGCTCCCCCGAATCCTGTTGCGTCGAAGCCGTTCTTTTCAATCCAACGGCCAATCTCTTTGTTCCACATTCTGACTACCGCGCTACGAGTCTGGTCGCGCGCGGTGCGAATGTATGGGTTGCTTTTTGTTCGGACACCGGTCGCAGGGTAATATCGTCCAAACGAAACGGATTTACCATATGAATCAGTTGCGCCACGCTGTTTGGGCTGTGCGATAACAACCCCACCGAACAAGTAACGTGCAGGCGCATTGTTAGGGGTAATCTTTTTACCTGCGTAACCACGAATAGATAGCGCAAGTCGTCCGGACTGCCTGGGTGCAAGGTGAGTGGCGCGTTGAGCAACAATAAGAGCTGCTTGCTTGACCCACTTTTGGAACTCGTTTCGCTCGAGTCCCATCTCTTTCAGTTTTCGTGCCACACCGTTCGGTCCGTAGAGTCCAGCGATGTACGCGCTACCACTTTTGCTCGTGGCAACGCGCACACCGTAGACACTGTCGGCCATGTTAGACCGTGGCGAGAACGGGTGCGCCTACGACCTCGAAGCGAACGCCAGACCACGAAAAAGTGCCATCGGCGGACGCATCGCCCCCGAATGGTAGACGGCCTTGGGCACAAATGCGGAGAGTACCGGTGAACGTTGATGCCAGAGCCGTTGAGCTGGTGAGAACGAACGGAACTTCATCTCCTGCGTTGTTCCAGCAAACACGCCAGAACGAAGCAAGGTCAGTTGAAGTGATACCCGACAGTTCAATGAACCAGTCACTCGACCCGCCTTCGGCTGCCGACGCGAAAGTCGTGACATCGGTTGATGCTTCCTCGGACTGAAGCATGATGCTCGAAAGGTCGGCGCTGTAATCGTCACCGTCGACCGTGATAGTGATGGAGTTCGCTTTTACACGATTGACCATGATTTATTTCCTTTACAGTTGTGTGTTTTGTTTGACCGTGATGGTCGCACCCAGATAAACACCGGTCGGTATTTCAACCGATGTCGGCTGACCTACTTCGGCGGCGTACATGCCAGGAGCGTTGTAGATTGCGGTGAGAACGGTTTCGACCGTCTCATCGAGGGCTTGAGAGATGACAATGTTTGTACCGGTTGCCGCGATAATCTCGACATCAAATGAGACGACGAATTCGCCAAAAACTTCACCGCTGACGATCCAGTCACCCGAGGGGACCATGACGGCCATCGGTGGGACTGCTCGGTCGGGAATCTCCGCATAAGCGCGCACCCCTGCTGTCTCAAGTACAGCGAGGAGTGCGGCGCGTGCTTCGGAAATCATGCGAACGAATATCCGTTGATGATGGGGTTGAGCAGTGGGTAAGCGCCGACGAGTGGGTCTCTGGCCACTCTCTGTGTTGTGGTTCCGTCAAACGTCGCAAACTGTGCGATGCCGTTCGGTGCAGAGCGCCGGTTGAACAGTTCCTGACCAACCTCGAGTCTGGCGCGGTCATAAACATCATTCGGAACATCACGGTCGCGGATGTATGCGTTGACGAGCGTTGTCGCTTCATCCCAGCATTGTTCTACGAAGGTGTCATCGGCGGATGCGGAATTCACATACGCTTTGAGGTTGTTCCATGTCATGGCCACGCCAGTCTCCTAGAGGTTATTACGGGGTCTGGTCGATGGGGATGATGAACGCAGGGTACTCGTCAGCGGTGGCCGTGTAGGTCGAGAGCGAGAACTGCTCCGACAGGTTGACGGCGTTTTCCTGCGAGAGACGAAGTGCTCCCGAGGTGTACTGACGGAGAGCGAGCGATGAAACGAATGCGCACTCGTCCTTGTTCGTGTAGTCCAGTCCAGCGTCCACGATGATTGGGATGCCTGCGATTGATCCACGGAGTCCCGACGGGTTTGCCGAACCGACAGCACCAAGGGCTTCACCCGAGAACGAGATAACCGGGGTTCCGTCGAGAGCGAGCAAGTCCTTGAAGGTGGCCTTGTCGACAACGAGTGCGTCAATCTGGACACCGTTGGGCTGGAAGTACGTTGCAGCTGCGTCAGCGAGTCCGCCAACCCATCCGTCGTACGTCAGTGCCGAGAGCGTGACCTTGTTGCCAGCGGTGAGCTGTGCAAGGACAACGGCTTGGTACTTGACACGGAGCAAGCGTCCGAGTGCGTTTCCGAGGGCGATTGCCTGACCACGGAGAACCGAGTT